CTGATCCAAATTTCTTATATACCTTAGTGGCTTTAGTTGGATCTACATGGTAAGCGTAAGTAATGTTAACAGTAGTCTTCTTCCCATCTTTAGTAGCAGACCCAACCTTTTGTTTAACAGTTTGACTGCGAATAGGGTACTGAGTAACCTTATCTAACCCAACGAATCGTACTCCCTGGCCTAAACTTTCGTCACGAACCCCTCCCGACATCGAATAACGAATACCAACGTTACCATTATCAATCTTCTCAAAGAATCGGAAGCCTCCAATAGTGACACCCAATAATACAACAACTGCTCCAATAGACCATTTAACTGATTTTTCCATTTGCTTCCTCCTTATTGGGTAATACATGAATTTTACTTACAACAATCTTTTTAGCAGGCAATCCAGTCATTTCACGCCCTGTTCTCACATTAATTGCATCAATAAACTGAACTGTCCCACTATCACCATCTACTTCCCACTGATTAGTAGGAATAATTTGAATTCCTTTGTAGTAGAAATACACAAATTCACCTACTTCTCTTCGGTAATTATGTATCCTTGATGCGTCTTAACTACCCCCTTAATACAATTTTGAATCATTGTTTCATTTAATTTATTGTCATAAACGAATTTTTTATATTCAGGAGAATCCCAAATAAACTTTTGTTTCTTATTCCCCTTCACAAATACAATCTTGTGTTTCTTTGTGAAGGGGACATCTGTAAGTGTATCCGCTCTAACTCCTTCAATTGATTTACCTGTACCTATAACCTTCAAGTCTACAAATTGGACTTCTTCAACTCCAACTATTGCAGACCAAACACGTACTACATTAACAGGCAATTCACCATAATATCTCATTCTGTTCCCCTTTCTTTTACATAAGCATTCAACAATATTCCAAGACTATCTCTATGCGTTTTTTCACTCGATTTTTTTACAGTCGAAGCAAGTGTTCTCTCTGACGTAATTAAAAAGGCACTTTTACTAGCTCGTGTAATTGCAGTATAAAGTAACTCGCGACTATTCAGCATATATTGAAATGGTAAAGCAATAATTACGCAGGGGATTGTCGACCCTTGACTTTTATGCACCGTAATTGCGTAGCCTAAATGAATGGCTTTAATATCGCCATTTGCCAAACCAACCTTCCCAATACCATCAAAATCGATAACCATACGGCAATCTTTAATATTGTCATTTTTATCCGTCTCAATAGAAATTGCTGTAATAGTACCAGTATTCCCATTAAAAATTGGACGTGCAACTGTCTCATCTGGATCCATAGTTTCATAGTTATTCATAGTATTAATAACCTTGTCGCCCACGCGTAAATTGTAACTTCCATTTGAACTTTTAATTGAATACTCTTTTTTCCATTCCTCGTAAGGATTAGCTACTTCTTGTGCATAAGCATTTAACTTGTCACAATTCAATGTAGTAGGGCTTAAAATCTGTATATCATTTATCTGATAATTTTTAAGTGCTGCCTTAAATAATTTAATTGTGTCTCTAACTACGCTATCTGTTTCATTAGTAATATTTTCAAACACATAGCCCATGTCCTTATTATTACCATATAGCTTCCAACTATTTGAAGTTAACTCTTTAGGCTTTTTACCCTCACGATAGGCTAGTGAATGTTCCACAATTGCAGAGTTAGCAGCTTGTCTATGTACTTCAGTCAAAGTTACATTAGGAATTACTTTGGTACTAAGAATTGCTCTCATAACTCCAACACCAATTGAATCTAACTGAGCTGCGTCTCCCACCATAATTAACGTTGCGTTTGATTTTATAGCCTTTACTAAGGCATCGAATAATCTAACATTCACCATTGAGACCTCGTCAAGAACAATAACGTCATAAGGTAGTAGATTGTTTTCATTCATTTCAAAGCCTCTGATACTTGCTCCTAAAAGCTTATGAATCGTTGACCCTCTTTTACCAGTAATTTGTGTAAGGTTATCAGCAGCTTTCCCTGATAAAGCACAAGTAGCTACAGAATAACCATTCTTCTTAAAAACCTTTAATACAGCATTCAGAATAGCTGTCTTACCAGTACCACCTTTACCATTAAGAAGCACAACCTTCTTTTTAAGTAGTACACTAATAGCCTCTTTTTGACTATTCGTATATTCCCAGCCCTGGTCTTTTTCTACATTTGTAATTGTTTCATCTACGTACTTTAAGTTGATCTCTCTTGGAGTGTTTAATAACCTTAATAATTGACGAACAACATCTTTTTGAATATCAAAGAGTTCTTTACGAGTTACTATCGTTTTATCTCTATTTGAATATTCAAAATAATCCTTAGATTGTTCTAACCACACCAAAACATTATCAAGATTTACACCATAAATATCTTTTCGTAAATAATTAAGTAGTTCTGAAAGATATATCCATGAGTCCCCATTATGCTCTAATTCCTCAAAAAAATTATCAATATAGGCATGTACCCGTCTCTCATCATTAACCGCAATACCATGATCCAAAGCTTTACTGTCGATTGTTTTAAATCCCAGTCCTTTCACTTTCATAAAGTGATATGGGTCTTTGTTTAACCAATCAATTGCGCTATCTACCGATGCCATTTCCTCAACAATTCGACGAGTCATTGTCATTGAAAAGCCCCATTGACCAAAAGCAACATAGGCAGGACTATAATCCTTTTGTGATTCATAATCTTTAAACATTTTCTTAGCCTTTGCTGGTCCAATTCCTTTAATTTTAAGAAGCGCGTCTAAATTCTTAGTCTTAAAAATTTCTCTTGGATCATCATATTTTTTAGCAATAACATTTGCGAAGGGGGTGATTTCTGTTAAGAATTCTATAAACTCTTCTTTAGTCATACCTTCAACTGGTGCACTTCTTTTACTAAAAACATAGTTATATTGATAACCCCATTTAGGATCATCAACTGGTTCGGCCGTTATTACATAATCAGTATGAGCATTGAAAGTCATATTTCCTTTTAGAACAACTTCTCCATATTCATTCCGTTTAAGCTCACCTTTATTAACATTTTTTACATTCAAGGTTACAATCTTAAATTCAGATTTAGGGGAACCATCATATCGAACTGTATCTACACTTGCTACAAACACAACTGTTTTTTTATTACTTTTCATGATGCAATCACCCAATTAAGCAAATCCATTGAATTACTGAAATTATATGCGTCAAGACGTTTTTCAATTTCATAAAAAATGACTACTGTCCTCTTTGCTTCTATTAATCGAACAACATCTGCTTCATTTAAGTGGACATTATTTTTAAGCTTGATATTTGACGATGTATTTGTACGAGTATAAAGACCATCGCTCTCTTTTGTGATTTTAAAAGCTTCATCTGGTTTAGCTTTTAATAAGAATTTCGTCATATTAAAATCACGTTTAAGAGTAAACGTCTCCTTATTAGTTAAGTCTTGTAACTTTTTTCTCATATAATTCCTCCACCTTAGATTTTTTGGGCTTTTCACCATGTAAGTAATCTTCCATGAAATAAAATAAATATCCGTTTACTTTTCTACCAGTACTTTTCGCCCTCGAAACATTAGGACGGTTAGTCTTTGCAATATTACAAAAATCTAATAAATCATTCATAGTTAAAGCTGCAAAATATTCATTACTTTTTTCATCATAAATCACTGTAGACCGAAAAAATTTCTGATACTTATCATAAATTTCTTGAAGTTCATGTTTCCTTATCAATCTTCTAACATCCGAACTACGACAGTTTAAAACACTAGCTATCTCGGCTACCGTAGTTTGTTGCTTGTCAATAAGTTTAAAGAAAATTCCATCAAATTTTTCCTCAAGTTCTTCTTTTGGTGTTTTTGGAAACTTTTTCTTTACGTAATTTTGACAGAAAACTAAATCTGGATCATCATCTTTTGCGTCATGTGCCCAAGTTCTTTCACTCCATGGATTTGCCCATGAATAACCGTAACGCTCATCTAATGCGTGTAGATGCTTATAAAATTCATCATTAAGACCAGTTGCCATATACTCTCCTATCGAATCAATAGTGTAAATTAAATATATTATATTAACAATACTTTACATTATATTACACAATTTTGATTTCATCAATAGTGTAAATTTATGTTTATTCTAAATCATTATCAATTTGTGTCCAACCGATATCTCTGATTAAATTAAGCCCTCTATCTACGGCCAATACAACTTGACGATTAGTTGCTCCCTGTCGATTTTTATCCCAGAATACTAGCATATAATCTTGTTCAGGGTCTAATTGGACACTATATCCATCCGAATTAATTACCTTCAAGGCTGTTGAGCCTTCTTTTTCTGATTGCGATACCATGCGAGTCAACATCAAAGATGAGACAACATCAGTAATATTTTTCGAGATACCAAGCATTGATTGATCCAAATATCTCGATCTTCGATTAGTCTTACTCATTTGTGCTGTAATCCAAATATGAACATTTAAATTACTTGGTTTAATTGTATTATAGAGTTTTACCATATTTTGTTGCAATTGCAACCAAGAGTTATCAGTAATACGACTTCCAGCATCGTTGTCTAACTTTAGCGTATCTAGGATAAAATATTTAACTCCGTGCATACGAGCATATTTTTTTATTAATTTAATAGTCTTACTCATACTAAAATCATTCATATTAATAAAGTTGATCAATTCACCCTGAACCTTATTTACATACCATTCTTTTGCTTCATTTAGCCATTGCCACTCTTGGTCGCTAAATCCACCGTTAATAAATCTATTCTTATTAAAATTAGCGTCTTGATGCTGTTTATTAATTCGTGCCGCTAACAGCCCTTGAACATAACGACTTTTTTCTTCTTCGTTTGCGATAATGAGAAGTTGTTCTTCTTCTTTAATACAAGAAATGATATGTAGTAAAGTTGTTAAAAATGTTTTCCCAACTCCCGAATTTGCACCTAGCATCGTGATATTACCTAACGCCAACCCATTTTGGATAGAATCCATTAAGGGACTCGCCAAAGGGAGTCCTCGTGCAATGCCTTTATCGGCTTCATTAAGCATTGCATCAACATCGGCAAACATATCCTCAACTCTATCTCCGCCCATTTGACTATTAACAAATGCTTGGGCTACCAAACCTTCTAGGTAATCATCTAACATTTCAAGGCTCATTTTCTGAACCGAATTCCACTTTTCTTCTATTGGAAAACCATATTCAGTTAATTTAAGCAATGTTTTGTAACGCTGTAATTCATTGAAGTAACTGTCAATGTTATCAGATTCAACAATTTCCATGCCTCGCTCTATGGTTTCATATCCGCCTCTTGTTTCATATGCTGCAGTAAACGAGTCCCCCTTGCTTTGAATGTAGGCCGTAACTGAAACCGAGTCCATAACCTTTAGTTGTCTTTTTTCGACTAACTCTTTAAGGATGAAAAAGTAAAACTTCCAAGTCTGGTTACTAAAGTCATCAAGACTTAATTCATAGTCTAATAAGGACTCAGGATCAGAAAATAAACTAAAAACTAATTGGCTCTCAATAATTGATTTTTCTTTCAAAAGTTTTTGATAAAACTGGGATTTTACAAACTTATCTTTTGCCTCTTTTTTCTTTTTCGTTGCCAAAATGAGCCTCCTAATTAAATATCACAACATGCGTGCCAGCATATATAATCTTTCATCTTCTATAAATTTTTCTAATTCTAGATATGTAAACCTTTCTAATGCAGTGTCCGCAAAGTACACACCCTTCAATTCGTCAAAGAAAAGGTATAGTGCAGTCTCTTTGTCACTGTTAAATCTATCTAAAATCTTTAGAATTATTTTTTCTTTAAACCATGACTTTCTAATACCGTCCAATCCAAATGATGATAGAAGTATGGTCTTATTTTTTTCGATCTCATTTTGAATAATTGCTCTCTGTAATTTTTCTTGCATGTTAATCAACCCAATCGAATCTATTCATTCCCTTACCTTTATGAACATAATGAAGTTCTTTAGAAGTTTTAGATTTACGATTAGCGTCCTCCTTTTTAAGCTTGTCAATTCTACGATTTTGTCTATCCATCCTTTGCAATTTTTCTTGCACAAAATCGATATTGCTAATAATGATAGACATTATATAATTGATTTTATGTCTTTCATTTTGAAATTTTACTGTCTGCAATGCCTTATCAGTTGCACGTTTAGAATACTTTAGACAAACAAGTATTGTTCTAAAACTATAACCTCTTTTAAGGCATCTCGTATTTGTCCCTTTTTGCATAAACTTTCCGACTCTAAGTCCCAACAACCTATTTAACGCATATTTTGATAAATATTCCTGTGAACCAACAGGCACTTGTAATGTTTTATGCAAAAAGAACTGATATACAGCGTCCCAATCAGAATTTTCCTGTTTATCTTTTTCTTCCTTCTGTTTAACTTTTACAAAATCAACTAAACAATTATGATGGAATGTCCTATCCACGATAACGGTACCTTTATGTTTATGCCCATCTTCGCCTTTTATGACTGTGTCTAAAGGGACTTCCGTAATGACTTGATCTCGTTCATCTAATTCTTTCCCGCAATAATAACAATATTGTTTTGTCATCAGATTTATAATTGAACCTTTCTAATTTCAAAACCCGAATTGGAAATTAATACGAATCCTTGTGAGCGACTTGCTTTTGCACCTAACTTTAATGAATATTCGTCCATTCCCTTAATGGAACCAAAACTAGCTTGATAACGATTATCTCCTACTTCTAAAAGGGTTTGATGATGGATATGTCCGCCTATTATCGCATCATAATGCTTATCATGTTGTTCGCTAAGTTCTGCTAATGTGGTTTTCTTTAATAAATTGTTTCTATCACCATGCACAAAAGCGAACTGCCAACCGTTAATATTTATATCTGTAAAGTAATCTTCTGCTTCAACAAACTTGACGTCAGACTGACTATACTTAATCCATAATTTAATAATTTGATTACTGATATTTACGGCATGATCCGCATTCAAATTCGAGTTTTTATCTCCTTGCATTCTATCGTGATTACCTGCAATAGCTCTATACGTAATCAATTCGACATGTTCTCTTAACTTTTGAATAAACTTGATGATTAATTCTGTAACATGCACAATCTGTTCAGATAATGTTTCTTCGGAGTCATAAAGATTTTGATTTCTCATATAAGCATGTTCAACAATATCACCAAGGTTAACAATATCAATTCTTCCGACCATTTCTTTGTTAGCAATCTGTATTAATTTATCAGCATAAATATCTAATAATTTACCAACTGTTTCTGTATCATAATAATTTTCTGCAATATCAACATAAGCACCATAATGAATATCTGATAGACATGCAATTATATTATTTTCATTACCATGAAGGTCGGGTAAGATAACAGGATTAGTAGCTGTAATAAAGGTCGCATTCTTAATAGCTTCTTTTAATTCATTAACGAAAATAACGTCTTTATTAACTTGACGAATCATACGTCTCAATTTACGATTTTCTTCTTGCACTTCTAATTTTTTACTATTAAGCGCACCTAATTCTGACTGAATGGCTCTTAACTGATTAATAGAAACTAATTCAGCATACTTGTGAGCATCAGGTAATAAACCTTGTTTCTTCTGGTAACTCTTAACAAGGTTGCGATAGTTTTCATTGGTGTCACTGTTATCCCAACCCTGCTTTCTCATTAATTTTCTGTGCTTACTCCAGCTAGTTCTCCGTGAAGGTGAAGCCTTTTGCAGCTGCGTTTTAATTTCAACCGCATCATCTAAATGCTGTTTAGAAACTTTAACTCTTTCACCTTTTCTATTTGTATAGCTGTATTCTTTTGTATTCTTTTTGATTATCTTTTCCTCCAAACAAAAAACAGCCCCATATGGACTGTTCTCTTCTTTAAGGCAATAGAGTATCTGAAATCTTCTTCTTAGCTTCGTCAGACATTTCCTTAAATTTGTTAGTCCCAGCAATTTCAGACATTTTAGCAACAAATTCTTTTTGTTCTTCTTTGCTGAGAGTGCCTGCGTAGTCCATTACACGCTCTTCAAAGGTCATTTCATTTTTAAGGTGTTTTTCATATGCCTTGTTTGATTGATCTACATCTTTGGTAAAGTCAACATCCTTAGTTTCACCTTGGTTAGCTTTACCTTCAACTTTATCCTTCCAGTTCTCATAAGAAGGATTTTCTAATATTGTTCCGACTTCATAAAGACCTGTACGATCTTTTTCTACTTTTCCGTAATATTTATTATCTTTAACAAAGAGTAGTAGTTTAATATCATAATCGTATTTTGCTTTTTTATGCATATCTGGCTTTTCGCCAATCTTAACCATTGTATTGTCTCCGGCCTTTTCCATTACGTCAGCAGACTGTGAAACAGATACAATATTAATGCCTTTTGATGCTAAACGTATCTTATTATTTTGAAGCCGCAAAGCATTCTGCTTAATCTTCCCCCATGAACGCTGAGAAATATTCGCATCCAGTTCTTCACGATGTTTCTTTCTTGCTCTACGCTCTTCAACATCAAGAAGTGCTTCTTGTAAGTTTTCGTAGATTTTAGTCTCTGAATCAATAACTAAAGTTCTATAATTATCTGGACCTTGATTTAAATCTTCCATTAATTCTGATAAATCTTCAAAGGATTGCGAGCGAACAATTCCTACCATATTCTTCGCTTTATCCGTACCTTCATACCACTCATATCCGTCTTCTGAATCAAATACTAAAGACTTTGGAAACGACAAAGCAAAGATCGTCTTCCCTACTCCAGTGTCTCCATAGACAAGAATCTTTAAGCCTTTTTTATGCATTCCTGGTTTTTCAATCTTAATCATTCTTATTTACCACTCCCTAATCGTTCCAAAGTGCAGCTAAATCATCATCTGCATCAATAATTGTTTCTTCTTCACTGTCTTGCACAGTAATAGCTTCCGGCGCATAACGATCTGCCATTGCGAGTTGCTTCTTATCACCAATAATTTCAAATGCTGGTCGTTCAAATACAATTTCATCAACACGATTGCCAGTAATCGTATCAGCATTTTCAACATCTTCTTTATCCATAAATCCCATATCAATCAATTCTTGAACTTCTGGAGTAAACTCAACTTGTCCCTTTTCTTCTTTAACACCGTATACTATTTTATCAATAGTGTGAATTTCACGTATTGCTTTACTTGAAGGAATAAATAATTTCTTAACAATTTTCTTAGTCAAATCAAGATTATCCTTCATAACACCCACTACTAAATCTTGTGCCATTGGAAGAACTTTCTTGGTTGTTCCACCCACATATTGAGGTACCCATAAAGATAGAGTGGTCTTTCCATCGTTTTCTAATTCTTCTTCCCAATGCTTAGAAAGTGCTTTATCATCAACTAAGTAAGTCTGCCGAATTCTTGCATAGTGATTTACTTTTCCATCTTTATTGGGCGTATTCAAGGTGATTCTTGAAACATTATAAGTTCTTTGAACTTCACCATTATATTCTTGATAGTCGATTGTTCCTGAAACTCGAATGTCCATTCCATCTTTCAAATGCTCGGATAAATAAATGATTGCATCAATTTGAGATAGGAACTTCTTACTGATCAACTCTCCATTTTCATCTTTTTCAATTTGAATATGAACAAATGACCAGTCGGCTAATGACTTTAGAATTTCTTCGTTCTTACGTAGGCTCCACTTAATCTTTGTGGTTTCCTTTTCAGTATTAGTTGCATAAATAACGTCTTTTTCTGGGTGACTAGGATTGTGTCCTCCAAATAAAGTGACATAAGCAGACTGACTATCATTGGCTTTTACTGAAAACCCTACTTTCATGTATGAAAAGCCTGTCTTTTCTGAAACTGTTTCTCTGAAATTACCGTCTGCATCTTTCTCTGGAAAAGTGCTATCCTTAATCGTAACAGTTCCACCGATAGCAAACTGAGCCTTCCCACGTTCTAATTCTTTATCTAATTTCTTAGCCACTTAATTTTCCTCCTTAACAATACTCGTTTGCATTTTTTGATCTTTATCAATGTAGGAAATGATTGCTAGTACACCCTTATCTATTTCTTCCACATCGATAATTACATCTTCACTAATATTAGCTTCATGCTGAAGTTCAACAGGTGATGGAGCAAATGAAATAGCCGTTGAATTATATTTGATAACTTCTATATTTCCTTTTGCTTTTCTAATTTTTTCAAACTCAGTTTTAAGTTTTTTAAACAAATCTTGTTTTTTTCTGTAAAGACTTTTATCATTACTTGCATCTTTTACCCTAGAACTCTGATGTTCTTTTTCTTGAATATTGTTATCAATACTAGACGCTAACTTTTTATCATCATTTTCAACCTCGTCACTTGCTTTTGCTGTCGACTTTGTTGGTCTCATATCAAGAGTGTCTTCTTTCTGCTTCCGATATGATTTTGCTACCTCTTGAACTTCTGCATTTATGATATTGAATCCATTTTGAGATAAAAGTTTGCCAATTTGATTAAACTTATCTTGAAAAATCGCTGAAGCTAATTCGTTATCTGACTTAACACCCAAATATGCCTTAACCCCAGGTATATTTTTAGGAGATAAAATTTCAGTCAAATCAAATCCAATCTTTATATTTAACACGTGTGTACTTGCCAATTACATTACCCTTTCAAACCATAAATCTAATTGCTTTTTAGTGTTCTCGTAATCACCATCATTATCTACAATGTATACATTATTAAAAGGAAATGGTGAAACTACTTTACGAAGTCCATTTTTACCAATTTTTTCTGTTTCGAGACTTTCGATAAACTTCATCTGATGTTCAATGTTGCGATGTAAATCTTTCTCCTGAAACCCGCCATCTCTTACAGTCAAACGCTCTCTAGCAATTTCTGGATTTACTTTTACATATAACGGTAAAAATTCACTCTCAACGCAAAAATGCGAATATTCAAGAAGTTTTCTAATATCTGGAATAACTAAAGGGACTTCTAATTCTTTTGTTTCCTTATCTAATAAATGAATCCATGTTTCGTGTCCAAAAATTTTTCTTACACTTTCCCCGAAATCTTGTAAATGATGTCGTTCCACTTTTCCATTCGCGAACTTTTCAGAAAGTTCATGGATAGGGTCGGCTAATGCTCTTTTACACCCTTCTTTATGCATCAAAGTATTCACAATATAATCGGCAACAGTGTCTTTACCTGCTCCGCCACTTGTTGCCATAATTGCTACATTTTTAATATCCAAGCCCTCCTTGAATCAATAGTGTAAATTAATTAACAATATAAATATAAACTACTTCTATTCGTCATGCAATCGAATGAAAACAATGTATCAAAAAAGAGGCTGGGAAAAAAGTCTCAAAACTTAAAAATCGCTAGAAATCAACGTTTTTAGTAACGTGGTTTCTAGCGATTTTTCATATTACTATTTCCTAAAATTTATCTGAAAATATAGTTTCTTCCCAACCTCTCTTGTCTTCAACTACTCCCACTTCAGCTAAGTGGGAAATTCTCGCCAATTATGGATAAATGATTGTTGATATTGAATAACAGATAATTTTAAATTATCTTTTTTATTTTGGGCAATCGTACCAGGATTTTTGGTAGGAACTTCTCCAAATTGCTGGAGACATTTTGTCGCCAATTCTAATACGGTTTGACTCATAGCTTTATTCGTTATAGTAATTCCATTTTTTATCAAGTACGTGGCGAACAAATAATTCATGCCCGAACTTCGTATATTCTTAAACGAAGCTACTTCAGTGTTTCCAAATACTTGTTGGGAAAGTTCTGATAATCGAGATACTAATGACCATCTTGAAATTGGATCATCTTTTATTCTCCGTATTGAGAAAGGTTGCATTAAGTAATTACTGATAGACGCATCATGATCAATTATCATTTTTTCAATAGTCTGCCATTCATCATTATCAAATTCAATTTCTCTACGATAATCACCATTCCCCACAGTAATGGTTTTCTTATTAGTATTAATATCGTTCATTGTAATAAGTGACATTTCATTTTTGTCTTTAACCTTACTTATTTTTACACCCTTAAACGTTAATAATGCTAAACCATTATACTGAGAACTTTTTTCTGCAAAATCTCTCTCAGCAAGTAGCGTATCTAAATTCTTTTTTGTTAAAAATCTTCTCTGCGTTCTATCGGTTATATCGTAAATGCCAATATCTTTCCACGAATCATTAATAGTTCTTTTCTCTTTATTTTGTGGATCATATTTGCTTATATAAGATTTAATTTGCTCTTCAACTAAACTGATAACATTCAGAATATTTTTGATAGTAATAGGTGTCCGATTACCTTCTGAAAGAAAACTAATAAACTCTTCTACATCTTTTTTTGTAAAAGAATAGAACGGCTTCTTTATCTTTTTTTCGTATTTATTAAGAATATTTAATCCCGCCTTTGCAGAAGTTTTTCTAGCTATTGATTTAAAATTCTCTGGATCAATAATAGCGGCTTGCTTCAAAATATTCTCATAAATATACGTATGTGTGAAATATTTCTTTTCAGATTTTATTCTAAATGAAAATCCACTTAATTCTTTTAGTTTCTTATTATTAGAAAGCACTCCTAATCTAATTATCTGTTCTAAAACCGGGGTTACGTCAACTTCCTTATGGCTCCCAATAATTGTAGTAATAAATTGATCGCTAAATTTGAACTGCTTTAATACAGCCCCGATTTTATTTTCTACATTTTGATTTTCATTATTACTTACTACCATCTGTAAGCCTGACATATTCTTGCACCCTCGTTTTTCCCTCTTAGTTCTTAAAAATACCTTGCTGTTCGCAAAAGTTGAGTAATTTTACTTCTAATTCTCTACTAGAATGAATAAATCGTAACATGTCATCCTTCGTTAATGAATCTATCTGAGAAAAATCGTATTGAGCAGTAAACCGTGCAGATCCAGACTTATTAGGATCTTGAACCTGATCAATATATTCCTGAGTAACTTTAACACTTTCATGGTCACAAAAATCTCTAACTAATAAAAGATCATGTGTTTCTGAATAAAGAGTGGTGGCTGCACCTCTTTTGAACGAGTGTGGTGTAATATTTTTATCAATAATTTCACTAAACTCAGTTAGATATTTTGCAAAAGTTCTTTGGGAAAGGCCTTTAAAGACTTTATCATATGGGTTTCCATCATAAAGTAAATCTTTAAGTTTTTTGTAATAGTCTAACGCAAGAGGCTTCTCATTCAGCTTATGTCCCTTATCAATTGCACGAAGAATCGCCCAATCCCCACCGTACGGCGAGTTAGTCATTGTAAAGTCTTCCCAAGTGATATTAAAAGTAGCTGAAATACGAACAGCAGTCGCATACAAGAAGCTTGCTAACATAGCATATTTTTGTCCAATTGTCTTATCACTGGAACGATAACTTTTATTTGTCAACCAATCTTCAAGTTTTTCTAATTCATTAACAGATAATGTTTCATGATGTTTGACATCATTTGTTTTTAGAGTTGTAACATTAAGGATATTATTTAGTATATCACTATAATTAACATCATTGTCATAAAGATGATCACGTGACATTGCTTTCACAAATTGTCTCATAGCTGTTAAATGTGCTTTAATTGTCGAATCTTTTACACCATCTTTTTTTAATGGATTAACAAAATTATTAATCGTATCTCTATATCTTACTGTGATTAAATCTTCTTTATTAACATCTTCTGGTTTCTTTGCAAAAACCATATTACAAAAAAGTCGAACAGAAATTGTATACTTCGCTTTTGTATTTTTTGATGCTATTGACATTAACCAGGTGTTATACACTTCACCCATTGTAATGTTTTTCTCCAATTGTGTGTTCATGATATATACCCCATTTCATTTCGTATTATATATATTAATCTCTATAATTGCAACGGATTTTATATTATAAATTTCTAAAATTTATGAGAATCTAAGATATTGAATTTTACACTATTGCAAATTAATCATAAATACCCCACCTCAAGTTCTCAATAAATTCTTTTTCGTCCATAGTCTTATTTTTCTCTACTAGATCATTTATTTTCAATGTCTCATCTACAAGAGACGGAATACTTTTTTTAGTTACTTTTGACACTCCGGCAAATGTTCCAAGCCGTAGTTTCCAAAAATCTAAATCCATTGATTGTTGAAAACTCTGTCTAGTAACATTATTTTTCCTTGCTATTTCTGCACTATTTATTTTGTTACTGCGTAAGTAATAATATAAAGCGTTTCTAGTTAATGTCATGATATATACCCCTTTAACAAACATTATTAAGAACTTTTACATTTTTTACTTTGGATTAATAAGTATAATCATTCCTAAGAAAAAGTGTTGTTTTACCTTTGAACTACTCCCACTTAGCTGAAGTGGGAGTAGTTCAAATTACCTCCTACATACATCAATCTGCAATTGCTACCAATAAGCACGTTAACAATAACCCGACCTTTACAAAATTAAAGGCAAAGCCTAATTCTTCACCGATCCGATTAATTAAATTCATAACATTTCCTCCTAAGTCGAATTTATTTTTAAAATCAAAAAGCACCATGAAAATTACTTCATGGTGCTACCATTATTATCAATCAAGGCTTTTATTTATAAAATTTTACTGTATCTTCTTCAAAGTAATCTTTCCACGCCGATAGCAAATCATTGTAGTTTACTACTAAGAATTTCTCCAACCTTTTTATCTCTTTTTTTGAAAGGCCTAATTTATTGTCAGCTAATTTAACACTTCCATCTTGGAGTAACCAGAATTTTGCCGAAACAGGTGAAGGACGTTTAACTGCTACATGGATATGTGCTGGTTCATTACCTTCATTTGACCAAAAATAGATACAATAACTTAGAAAATTAATTAGATTCGGCAACTTTTTCACCTGTTTCTTTTGCCATCTCCATAATCAACTCTTGATTATTATTAAGGATTCGCTCTAAGTTCTGTTCTTCTTTTGGCGTGTAACCATCACTAAATAGTTTTTTTTGTGTTGGCAATGTATAACGTGCTTCCTTAAATCCATAATCTGTTGGTTGTTCAAAATTTACATGAACAGAGCCATCGTTCTTTACATCAGAGTAAGTAATAATTAAACGTTCTGGAAAAGTTGCGTATGGATATAACATTATTTTCACCTCGTTTACTCAATCATTAGTTCTACTACTTATTATATATTCTAAAGCTTAAAAAGAAAAATTATTTCTTTATTCTATTGTACCAATTTCGCTATTGCCTTTTTCTACCATTCCATGTTTTTAATTCTTCCCAATTACATTCGTCGTCATACCATTCTACGAGTTGAGTTATCATATTTTTAATTATTTCTTCTTCAACACCATTGTCCCAATACTTATCAAATTGATCTTGAGTCCAACTATATTCCGACTGGCGCCATTCTAATTCCGCATCATATTCGTCTGCTTGGTAACCAGGTGCATAGTAATAATCTAATTCTTCATTGCCTCGCTTCATATGTACAATTAATTCACCAGCAAGATTTTCTTCAGCACCTAACAATTTTGTCGATAATTTCTTTTCTACTAAACCATTCATAATATATTTCCTCCTTGTAATAAAAGACTTCATTTGAATGCTGCCTAGTTTTCTCACTAAACATAATTCAAATGAAGTCTTTTATAACTTCTATTAAAATTTCTTTTCCCACATGCTAGTTCAAAAAATCTTTAACGTTAATTCCAACGGTCGTATTATCTTTCCAATCGCCATTTTCGTCAAAGAATTTTTCTTGGTTATGCTTTACATATTCAACAACTCCATTCCAAATTTCGCCGTCTGGATCATTTTCACTTGCTGCAAAGTTTACAACTTTTGCATAAGCAAGACGCACCGCATTATTATAAGTCGATAATTTTTCTTCTACATCATCAACATGACCATTAACCTTATAGTCCACCCAATGTTCTACTTCGGTATTGGCTTCTGGAGCGCTGTAGTAAATCAAGCCATTCTTGTTGCTGAAATCTGTTATCTTTTTCTTGCTATCATCAACAATTACTTCTTGCCTTGTTAGTAAGTCGGTTACTTTAATCATGATGCTTCCTCCATTTATTCGTTACTACCAATATTTTACCAAACTCAAAATTGCTATGAAAATTTCTTTTCTAAAAGACGTTTCAAAAAAACCACCGTTGATACAAATTAGTGGTGGTCTTGCTCTTTGATTCGACTTGAATGTTCTTTTAAGAACTTTGCTACTTTAAGCATAATTTCTTCGGTATCTTCCTGTGTAGTAATACCAAGCATTAAAGCTATACCCTCATCCTTAGTAACTTTGAGATGATAATCATTTTTCATTAAGAACAGCTTTGTAGCAACGTAAGCTGTTCTTTTATTTCCGTCAGAAAATATATGCTTTTTTGTAATCTTCTGCATTACATACGCGGCTTTAACCCAAATTGTTGGATATAATTCCGTACCAAAAACAACCATCTGTGGCTGTTCAACTACTAAACTTAAACCTTCCGGGTATTGTAGCCCATAAACTCCTTCACCCGCTTTTCTAATCACCTGTCTATTTACAGCTAAAATTTCTTTTTCTGTTAAATATTCCATACTACAAATCCTTGAGAGCGTCTATTAAATCAGAGTCTTCATCGAAAATTTCATCTATCATTTTCTGTGTATCTTTACTTATTTTCTCTTTTTTCTTGAATGTTACTACTCGACCATCGGAAGAAATATTTTTTTCATATTCGTCACCGGGCTGAGCGTGCATTTTTTCTTTGTCACTCTTTGTTAATCGTAAACCAAATGAATTTCCAGATTTAAAAAATTTTGAATTTTCATGAATTTCTTGCATAATATCACCTCGTAATCACATTATAGCATATTAGTGATTACAATTTCTCTAATTTAAGTCTTTTGTAAAAGACGTGTTTTATAAATTCTTGAGCGCATCTATTAATTCTGCATCTTCTTCAAAGATTTTATCTATCATTTCTTGTGTTGCCGGTTCCACGATTTTTCACCTTTTCTTTCTACTCATGGTTCATTCCAAACCCTATCAAAATCTTCCTCTTCATCATTTTCTCGCTTTTTAATTTGTTCAGCTACGCCCTGATTAACAAGAAGAAGTGTTTCTTTAACAGCTTTTCGACCTATTGAATTATCACTATAAGTCGATTTCTTTTTCAAATTCTTTCTTGTCCATTGAATCATTATCATCTTCCGCCTCTTCAATTAACTCGTCCATTGCAATGGACATTTTCTTCTTCATTTTCTCAAATTTGCTAGTAAGCTGCTCACCCTTATATCCTTGTTCTATCAAATCTTTTCTAATATCCTCGTCAAAATTAAAAAAATCATCATTATTGTTTCTCATGTTATCACCTAAGATTATTATCTCACCAGCCCTATAAATCATAAATAATTTTTACCAGTTAAGTTCTTCCCAAGTCAAATCGTCGTCATAAAAATCAACAATGCCATCAACATAGTTGTCAATTTCTTTGTCCTCGCCACCATTTTCCCAATAATTATCAAATTGTTCTTCAGTCCAATTTAAGTCATACATATAATAATCAATAGCGGAGTCGTACACTACTTCTGACAATCCAGTGTGAGCGATAACAAGTTCTTTTTCTTCAGATCCACGCTTCATTGTTAAAATAGTTTCACCATATGCTGTTTCTACACAACTTACTAATTCTGTACGTAATTTTGTTTTTATCATGATAATTTCCTCCAATTCGTACCTATGCTAAAACATCTGTTTTACTTTGAGCGAATAGAATATTCCGCAATAATTAAATTGCCATTTAACGGTTGCGTTGACGTTTTGATATTAACTTCTTGAGCTGTTTTTCCTCGACTCCAAGTAAATTCTTTATCATCAGTCCATTTTCGATATTTTTCTTCTGCGTATTTCTCAGCGGCGAACGAGTTATTAAATACTCCAATAATGCCCTGCGTTTCGCCAAGTTTTGACTTGACCAACCAAACTTTTTGTCCTGTTAAAATTTCCATTTTATTCAACTCCTCAAAATTTCTTTTTAGTCTAACTCAGTCAACATATATTCTTTGCAGCCGTGGTCCTCGGCAATTGTCTGTGCCTCTACCATATCTTCGTATGATGGATCACCCGTTTCACTTTCAACCGTGTAAGTTTGCTCATAATCAACAAAACTACCATCAACACTTGCTTCTAATAGCCAATCTTTCTTAATCATTTTATTCAACCTCCTGAATTATTTTTCTCATTTGGAATTAGGCTGGAATTTTCTTGTAACGCCAACCATGCTCATCGAAATAACTCATAATTTCTTGCGTATCATCACTGGTATATTCGTTTTGCAAAAATTCTTTCCAATTGCTAATTCCTAAATAATTCATTGCCTTAACCAACCGCTTTTTATTGAAGTAAACATTAAACATAGTAGGACAATCACAAAGGTAATCGTCCCTGTTATCATAACCATCATAAGCTAATAGCATTTTATTCACTCTCCTAAAATTTCTTTTTCTTCTAACAGTTGCACCTTATACCCAACATTTTCTAGTGCTTCGATTGCCTCGGATAAGGTCATTTCAATTCCTAACCCTAATGAGGAACCCCACTTTATTAATTCTTGTTCATTAACTCGCTCACGAAATCCATCGCCAGTGTCAATTAAAAATCTCACTCTAAAATCATCTCCAAATTTTCTTTTAGTACAAACGAATAGGGCAAACCAAACCAAGCCCACCATTTTCTCGTGAAATTGTGAATGGCCGGTAGGCATTTTTATAAAATCTGAAAGTTAGATTTTCTCGATTGCTAAGATATTGTAATCTCTGCTTTAATTTCTTGATATTAAAATTAATTTCAAACTCACCTTGTACTTCTACATTAGTGACTGCGAGTGGAAACTCTAAATCTTTTCTCCCATCAAAGTATTTAAGTTTTACTACATTACCTTTTACCAAAAGTGCTCCTACATCAGACTTTTTTACTATTTCTTTCAACACTGGAAAAATTTCTTTTTGTTGTACATCAAACTTAACGGTTGCATCATTAAGGTATGGTGTAACTCGTACTAAATCTGGATAACCAAACACACTTATATTTCTTCGGCTGTCATCAATAAATTCTTCACCACCGCCAACGATTGAAATAATTCCCTTGTACTTTCCATCATTAAATTGAGGGTAAACTCCCAATGTCTTCCCGTATTTCGTCGGTGTCTTAGATAAATTCTTTGCAAACTTACCATCAATTAAAAATTCTTTACCAACTAACTCATCTGGAATACTTGCTGCTACATTTGCTCGCTCCAGTACATGGCTATCAGTTGCTTCTAAAATCAAATTATTTTCTGTAACTCGAACATGAACAAATGTAAGGTTAGGACGATGGTCAGATGGCTTAGCAACAGCAGTCGCCACTTGTCGTAATTCTTTCAAAAATTCTTTTGCATTTACAAAAATACCGTTATCTTTATTAATAGTTGCTACGTTATTTAATAGTGTTTGTGTATTCATGATAATTACCTCTTAATAGTGAATTTATTTTTAATAGTGTTTTTGTTATGAAAATTTCTTTTCTATGCAACTTTTACAATCTCTAAATAATCAAGTTGAATTTCAGTTGGTTCAGTTTCATTCGGATAATCATTGTCTCCGATCCACTCTGCAATATAGTGTCCCTTTAATTTCATTCCCCACATATCAATGGCAAACTCACAAAATTCTCCATCGGGAATATCTGAATTATGCTCGTTATCAATTGCGCACCAAAAAGCCACATTAAAATCATCAATATTTTTCTCCGTGACAATTCCGCGACTTTTCTCAATAACCAAATCATTCCAGCTCATTTTGATTTCCTCCGTTTATCTAAAAATTCTTTTCGCTTCTACAAATTCTTGATAAATTCTTTTACCGCTTCTTCAGAAGTCAGTGCTGAAACTGAATCATATGGGCTAATCAAATCTCCGTCAGGGTCGATAATGTCGTAAGTCGTTGGGCCGTCATTAAACCAGGTGTCGATAACATCTCCCTTACAGTCATCTAATTTTTCCCCACTAAGTAAATCATTCAGTAAAATTTCTTGTGTTTGTACTGCGGGTACTTGTGCATTGATTGAGTATCCTTTGTTAATAAATTCTTGTAATTCCATTTTTAATTTCCTCCGTTTATCTACAAATTCTTTTCGCTTCTACCAGTTAGGAAAAATATATTTTTCTTTAACAATAGTTGTTTGACTAATGGGCATTCCTCCTGCAATACCAACCAATTCATGCTTTTCTACACTCTCACCATCTTCTTGTGGATAGGCGAAAATTTGAATATCATCTAATTCTTCATCACTTAATCGTTCCCAATATTCCAGCAATTCATTTTCGTTGAAAAACCCTTCAAGTTCATTACCGAACCAATCGCAAACACTGAAATACCAGGATCTACGAATTAACTCACCATCAAAATATTCGTCTGGCTTAATCCATTTGAAAGTAACAGGATAATTTTCTCGGCGATAGTGTAATTTTTTCATGATAATTTTCTCCTCAATAATTTCTTCTTAGTGTTCGATACGTAGGCACCACCAGTAGTTATCAACTACCGCTTGATTGATTACGTCATATTCCCACAACTTGTTGAATGTAAAAACTGCGATTGCGTCATTGTATAAGCTCGCAACCCTAATACCCTTTTTGTTAGCTTTCGTTAAGACAAGTTCGATAAACTTATCAAGTTTCTTCTGGCTCGCTTTTGTTTTAAATTCATTCATTTTTATTTCCTCCAAGTGGTTAATTTATTTTTTGTTCAATAATTAATAGTGATAATTTCTTTATTTCTTAACGTTGACCAATTCAATACCATCAGCGCCTTCGCCTTGTTGCCCCACAATCTTTTGTGATTTATCAGTAGGAACAACAACGAGGGTGTAGTCACCATTGCCTTGATCGTGGTACTCAACCTCGAAATCCTGAGTTTTAATAGTGTCGTCATTCTTGAGCGACAAATTTTTCTGTTTGTGACCAATAGTTCGGTTGATGATTTTTGCCTCACTGTGCATTGTAATTGCGTTTGAGTTGGCTTCATGCCTTGACATAATCCAGCCAGTAACGCTTACGATAGTTGTTAAGGTTAATACGATAAGTGCAATATTTTTCTTCATGGTTATTTGTCCTCCGAGTGGTTGTATTGTGTGATTTATAGATTTTCTTCTTTAAATTCTTCAATGATTTTATCTGCATGATTGTTAAGCATTTCTTGGTAGCCGTATTCGGTCATGCTTTCAAAGTTACCCACTTCATTAATGAAAAAGTAATCATCGTCCCAGCTTTGAATTTTGCCAAAGTATGTGGCACGTGCTGCCTCTACTGGATCAATTCCTAACTCTGTGATTAATTCATCAAGACTTTCAGTAATGTAATCAGGCAAGTATAAGTTTTGCTTACTTTGGCTATCCAGTGAATTAAACACCTCTTCGATAGAGTCATAATTTTCTAGTACTTTAGCTAATTTGTTGAGCGTATAAAGGCTATCGTATTCACTAATTTTAAAAGGTGCTTCATAGTCACTAATGAACCATTCATCGTGGTAACCTTGCTTGCTATCACCGCCAAGGTTTAACTTGTCCAAAATATCCTTATTTACGTCATCAACTGGCAAAGTTGTCCATTGTCCAGTAAGTTCACCATCGTTGTACTTCGCTAAGTTTGAAACAAATACGTTAATTTTCATGATATTTACCCCTTAATTAATATATTTTCATTCTTTATTTACTTGTGATTGATAGTGTAAGATTGCACTAGTTTAGTAGGTTCCTCAATAGCGCCCGCAACAGCGGTCGGGTCATTGCAATAATAATAACTGCAATGAATAATACTAAAATACTGTACTTCTTGTACTTGGTTAGCTTTTCGCTATCCTGTTCTAACTGCTTAATGTATTCAGGATCAACCAATTTGTAATCCTGGTCTGCGTATTTCTGTAGTTCCTTTTGTGACATCAAAATTATCAAAACCTTTCTAATTTGTTTCAGCGGTTATTATTAATCGCTTTATATAGAGTCTTATTGTGTTGATAAGGCTCTCTAAAAACAATTAATAGTGTCTTTTTCACTTTCACAGGCTTAAACCAAGGAATATTAGCAAGTCCCTGCTGGTAGTATCACGGTGCCTTTATCTACTATTGATTAGGCGGTTGACGTGGAATCACCTACCCCTACCGTACCGGGTTATTTACCGGCTTTTGATATATTGCGGAGCCGTTCTCAGTTTTACTGAAAGATTGAACCGCCGTTATTAAGTTTTCAAAGGTCAGCATATGTTGGTTTGAAAGTGATTGAGTATGCTCTCGCTCACACTATCCGCCACCTTAACCCGCTATCTAATGATACTCATGGCCTTGATACTGCACCCCTACAAGCGCCTGAAACAAAGTCAGACCCCGCTTGATGATAGGTTTATAGATTTAAGATTAAGCCTGTTTAGTCCGTTGACTTTTGCGACTTACTAACGTTTTTTGAATTGGTAACTTTCCAATTAGTTTGAGCATTTTGTATAGGCTTGAGCCTATAAATGATGAACCTTTTATTTATTAATCGCTTCAAGGTTTGCGATTGCTTGTTGTTTGATTGTGTCTTTATTATAGGCTCAAGCCTATAAATTGTCAAGCCTTAATTTTTGAATTTTTAGCGGTTGACCTTGACGTCAAATTTAGAAACTCAAGTGAACTCACTTTTCAATTCATTTATTAAGTTTGTGCTTTTATTATAGGCTCACACCTATAATTTGTCAAGAAGTAATTTTGATTAATTTTAATCACCTAGGCTAGTTCGATGACTGCTCTTTATTGTGATTGTCTTAATCAACTTTACGGCTTTTATTATAGGCTTGTGCCTATAATTTGTCAATACCTTTTTTCAAATTAATGTTTGGCACTTGGTATTTATTGCCGTTGTCCTTTTGACGATTTTAATTATATAGGCTCACACCTATAAAGTCAAGCATAAATTTAAAATAAAAAACAATAGCATTTTACCGCTATTGTTGTAAATCCTTTAAGCGTTGTTCTATATCTTGCTTGAACTCTTTTAAATCGTTTATATATTGTATTCTATTCTCATTTATTGCTTGCGCTAATTTAGTAGGCTTTGACCCGTGTAATTCAACATTAATGAATGACCTTACGGCGCTTTTTCTGTTCCAATAAGTTTGTTGTAATGGATGATCTTTTATAAAATTAACCTTTGCGCGTTTTTGTGCGTCGCTCACCATTGTTACACCCCCCTTTTTTTATAGGTACACGCCTATTATAACATACTCACGCCCCTAACAGAATAGAAAATAACACAATCATTGAACATAATTGACTATTATTGACTATACTTGAACATAATTAACAAATATAACTAAACAACCTTGATCATTCT